CTGGTCCACCGCGAAGGAAGGCGCCGGATCACCCGAGAGAATCGTGCGCGAGGCCGTGAGCGCATCCCAGATCAGGAGGTTGCCGCCCGAGGCCGCATCGAAGATACCGAAGTGCGTCACCGTGCCCCAGTTGGCCGACGGCGCAGGGAAGGTGATTGCGACGGCATTCGCGGTCGCGCCACCGGTGCCCGAGCTGGCGCCCGAGGTCCCGCCTTGCGTCGCTTTCCAATTGGTGTCCAGCGGCGCCAAGTTGACGCGCGCATAGCTGCCACCGGAGACCTCCGTGCCGCCGGCCGCATCGCTCGGCGCCGCGGTGAAGAGCGCGACATAGAGCCCGCTTGGCTTCGCGAAGGTGTTCGTCCGAAAGAGGTGGTCGATAATTTTGTTTTCGAGATAGTCCGAGGCTTGTGCGGTGCCCATCTGAGTTCTCCTTACGCGGTGCCGAGCTGCGTGCCTGACCGCACTTGGCGCATGATGATGTCGCCGACCTGGCGCGCGAGATTGTCCGCGGTATCGACGATGTTGAAGGTGTTGTGAATGGTGACAGGGGCAGCGCTCCCGGCTCCGCCACCCCCGCCACCGGCCGCCACGTCGAAGACCTTCGCGATTTCCTCTAGCTGGCCGCCGGTCGTGAAGAGCGAGTTCCGATTGAGGATGGCATTCGCGCGCATCTGCGCCGCCATCAAGCGGAGGTGCGCTTGCACTTGCGCGGTCGCCTCCGCGACCGGCTGCACCATCACTTCGTCGAGCTGCGAGAAGTTGTCGCGGATGCCGGCGATGGTGTCGGGAATGACCGAGTGCCCGACGAGCGCGTTATACATCGCTTTGGCGGAGTCCACCACCGCTTGGAACTTCGCCTTGATGGCGTCTACGAGCGCGGTGAACTTATCGACCAGGTAGGTCTTAATCGACTCATAGAGCGCTTTGGTGTAGCCGGCGATGGCGTCCCAATTTTTGTAAACGACGGCGGCCAGGCCGATGACCGCCAGCGCAATCCAGCCGGCCGGTCCAATGGCAGCGAGGAGCGAGCCGAAGGCCGTCAGCGCGGAGCTAATCGCGGCGCCGAGGCCGGTGGTGCCGAGGATGGAGATGAGCGACGAGAGCGAGAGGAGCACCGGCGCCACCGCGGTGCCGATGGCGGTGAGCCCGAGCGCGAAGCTCTGCACCGGCGCCGGCAAGGCCTGGAACCAGGAGAGCAGCTCGGTCAGCACGCCGACGATCTGCTTCCCGCCGCCTTCGTAGATATCCGACATCATGTTGTTCATCCGCTCAAGCTGCGCGCCGAAGGTCTGCATTTCGTTTTGTGCGGCGGGACCGACCTTGTCGTTGATGGCGTTGAGCATGTCGGCCGCCGCCATGCCTGGCTCGACCGAGTCGCCGAGTAGCGTCTTAAGCCGCCCGAGTTTCTCGCCGCTCGACCCGAGCGCGTTGGCGACGATGTTGCCGGCTTGCGCTAGGTCAATCTTTAAGGCGGAGGCGAGATTGGTCGTCGCGGTCAACGCGAGTTCCATATTCTCGGGACCGACCTTGCCGATGGTGGTCAGCGTCGCTTGCACATTCGTAATCGCGTCGTCGGCATACTTCGTGGTGTTTTGAAATTGCGTCGCGAGCTGCGCGTATTGGTTGATGACTTCCGGCGTCGCCTGGCCGGTGGCCTGGAGTGCCGAGGTCAAGCGATTGACCGCATCCTCTTCCTGTTGGAAGGCCTCGATGAACGGCTGTGCGGCGCCGATGATTTCGGTGCCGACCTCGCGCGCCTTCGCACCCAGCTCCATGTATTTCCGCGTCGTATCCTCCAGGCCTTTATCGACCTCGGGTCCGAGCGTGCCCGCGGCGGCTTTCAGCTCGCCGGTGGCGCCGATGGCTTCGCGGACGGCATCCATGAAGGAGGAAAAATCCGCGATGAGGGAGGCGTTCAGCGACACGGGTCACCGCCTGGCGCGTTTCGCGCTCTTGTGCTCGTCTTCCAAGTAAGCGAGGAGTTCGTCATAGACGGGTTGCGGCAGCTCCTGCAGCTCCTCCCAGCTCCACCCCATCAGCCGGCAGACACCAAAGTCGCGTCGGAGATAGGCGCTCCACGGCGTGTTTTTTTTTCCTCCGCAATGGCGGCGGCGCGCGTCGCTTGATGCGCTTGAATCGCCTTCTGGACTTCCATGTAGGCGTCGCTGTCGATGTTGTCGAGCGCGGCACGCACGATGGCCGGCGGCTGGTCGAGGATGACCAGCTTTTTGCCATCGGCATCACAGAAGCTCCAGTCGAGGAGATAGGCCAGGACCGTCGCGACGCCGGCGGCGATGGGGTCCAGCTCCATCGTCGGCGCGCCGGTCGTCGCCGACACCGTGACCGGCCGCGACGCCTCGCGCATCAAGCCGCGATATTCACCCGCGGTGAGGTCTTGTTTGACGATGAGGTAATCGCCTTCGGAGAGTTCCAGGCGCGCGGTGTCTGGCCGGCGCACGCGAATCGACATGATTTATTCCCTCTCCATCAGCGGTCCGAGCTGCGCGCGGACCTGATCGCCGGTGAGGGTCACTCCCTCGACCGGCCATCGCCAGGCGCGCACGACGAAGACCAACGGGCGTTGCTGCAACAGAAATGGATCACTCGATGCGACGAAGCCGGTCAACATGCCGCGCTTCGTCTTGCGGTCGATGGTGATCAGGAAGCGCTCCACCTCCGCGGCGGTGCGGTAGGCGTGTTTGATCAGGCCTCGCGCGCCGCGGAAGGGGAGCGGTTCGTCCAGGCTCACGGCACCGGTGCGGGCTCAAGCGTCCAGGGACCCGCCGCGACGAATGAGCCGGAGATGGTGACGGCACCATCAGCGGGACATTCGATGCCGGCGTCGAGATACGCCAGGCCCGTGAAAAAGTGGGTCGGCGTAATCGTCGAGGGGATGAGCTTCAGCGTCACTGGCACCTCGCCGAGCGCAATCCGCAGGAAGTCGGGCGACTCTTCCTCATTCCACACGCCTTCAATTTCGCCCTGGATGTCGGGGAGCCCAAGCACGTATTGCTTGTTCGTATCCCCGAAGCACGTCACGTCTTCCTTGTCGCGCTCTAGGTCAAGGGACCAAGAGTTGAGCGAGCCGACCGCTTCGGTGGTCGCGCCGCCGGCGGGGTCGATTTCGATAGAGCCTTTGCTTCCGTGTCGTCTCGCCATGTCGCGGGTCCTTTCCTATGGGAGTGCGTAGTGCATTAGTTCGTATTGCCCGCCCGAGTGGTGCCAAACCTCTTGGTTGTTCGCGTCGCTTTCGAGGAGCGCCAGGCGGTCGATACGCTGGAGGTCCATCGCGACATGGCCGGCCGAGGAGAGGTCGGGCACCGTGCCGTCGAGCAGCACATCAATCCGCGCGGCGGCTTCGCGAGCTTGCGTGCGGCTTTTCGAGAGCACCGTCGCGCGGACGAGATAGATGGAGCGCTCGTAGAGCGTCACGTTCTGCAAGCCGCGGAACTTCGCGGGCGTATCGAAGAGCGTCACGATCACAAACGCGGTCCCGCCTTCCTGGCGGCGCAACCCCCACCAGACGCCATCCGGGCAGAGCGCGGCGAGCGCGGCATCATTCGCGAGGATTTCGACAATCGCCGCATCGACCAGGCCCACGTCAGGCATTCGCTGGACCTCCGTTGACGACGAGGCCGCGCGCTTCGACGCGGTCGATCACGTCCTGCAGGAAGGCTTCGCGTCCGCGGCGCACAATCGGCGTGAAGACCGGATGCGGCTCGGTGCGATGCGTGCCGAATTCATAGAAGGCGGCGTGGCCGGCCGTCACCGCCACGCGCGTGAAGACGCGGAGCGGCGAGGTGGAGCTTTCGCGTTGGACCAGGACTGAGTTCCGCAGCTCGCCGGTGACGACGGGATAGGCGGCGCGCAGATTGTCCGCGATGCGCTCCGCCTCCGCGGCTTGCTCGGCGCGCGCCTCCGCGACGAGCTCGGGCGCCAAGCGCTCCAACTCATCGACGAAGGCATCGAGTCCATCAATCCGCAGCTCGGTCGCCATTAGCCTTGCAGGTCCGCGGTGAGTTCCATTTCGAGGAAGCGCCCGTCGATGTTCGCGACGCTCGTAATCAAGTAGATCGCGCCGGCGAAGAGCATCCGCGCTTTGGTCGAGATGCCTGGATG